GAGACAAACTTCATTAACGATGCTCGTAGTCGTTATGCAACGATTGCTTTAACCGCTGATAACTCATGGCAAGTAGACGATAGTACGAATAGTGACTTTCCGATTGCTACTACTGACATGGTCGCAAACCAGCCTGACTATTCATTGAACGATGAGCAGATTATCGTCGAACAGGTAGAGATGCTCGATACCACAGGTACGGTGTGGCGCGCCATCCCTGAAATGGATGAACGTCAATTCGTTGAATTTCAGCAGTCCTTATCTCAATACAACAACAACATTGCAGGACAACCGACACTTCATGCAAAGATTGGTAATTCAATTTACTTTTATCCAACTCCTAACTATTCAATGGCAGGAGGTATTAAACTTCGATTCAAGCGTCCTTTAAATTATTACGCAGTAACTGATACCACAAAGAAAACAGGGTTTAACCGTCTCCATGATACTTACCTATCTGATTACGCTACTTGGAAGTACTCACTTTCACGAGGAATGGAAATCTTCAAAACCTACCAACCAATCGTGGTTCGCTGGGAACAGACTGACATCCCTACTCATTATGCGGATCGTTCTTTAGAGCATCCAAGTAAATTAATGGCTATTACCAGGAGTGCCCGATGACAGACTGGTTAAACCAAGAAAAGAGTGGAGGTGTCGGTGATCCCTACTTCTTCAATATTGATGATACGTTTAAGTTACTCATTGATCCTACCCACTTCTTACTCTTACAGAACTTCGGAGCGAGTTCGTGGGTCAATCAAGAACGAAGTATCACATCAGGAGTCAAAACATTATTCAACATAGACGACAATTACCAATTTTTAATAGATAACGATAACAACCTCCTTCTTCAATCCACATCAGGGTCAGGATGGACTAATCAACAAAAGAGTTAAACCATGCCAGCATATACTTCAGACGAAAAATCAACAGGACTCGACGTACTCACAGACGTAGCAAGCGGTGACTTAATCATCGTTGGTGACGTATCAGATGGCGGACGAGCAAAAGCTATTACAGCAGATAATCTTGAGATACACATTGCAAATTCAACAACATTCATTGATGAACTTATAGATAATGATTATTTCATTACTACACTTACTACCAATAATTCATTTCAAACAGAAGTAAATAACTTTGTTTCAGGAGGCGGAAGTGGTGGTGGACTTTCAAATCTCAGTGAAACATTTGGATTTGCTGATTTTGCAAACGTCGGTGGTGACGGAGTAGCAACATTTACTAACGATTTACCAGAAGATGCAGTGCCTGTTGGAGTTGTATACCAGATTACAGATGAATTTGACGCAACTTCGACTCTTACCGTACGAGAAGTAAATGCAGGAACGATTATCGGAGGACAAGTTGATGCTACGGCAATCGCTGTACTCACTGGTACAACAGATGGCGATAATACTTCATTTGATTTTACAACTAACCCTAATCCTGTAGTAGTCATTCCAGAAGGAGTACCTACACAAGGTAGTGTTACGGTAACCATTCTTTATTCAACCTCAGAAGCAACTTCAGAACTCCAATCATTTGTTGCATTCCCTGTATCAGGAGGTCGTAGTCTTAGTTCAGGTATTCAACTTTCAGATAATACTGAAATGCCTGTTGCGCTTATCAATGCACCTGGAAACATTATTGCAACTACGATTACATTAGATGTATCTACTGTTTCTGCAGCAGGTACTATAGACCTTGCATTGTTTGATGAATTAGGAAACAGACTATACAACGAAACAACCGCAACAATTAGTGGAACTGGACTATTCACCCACACCTTAAGTACTCCTTGGAATATAAAATCAAACCTAAATTACTATATTGCGACACACTCAAACAGTACAACCGAAATTGTATTTATTCAGACTACCGCTACATCAGGTTCACTATTAAACGGAGTTACAGGAGAACCAGCATATTCTGGAAACGTAACTATTACTGCCAATACTACACCCTCATCGTTTGACCCATCAACTGACATAGTTGCTGATACCCAAGTGTTAGCTATGAGATTTGACGCATAATTATGGATATAGAAGATCGACTCAAGAAAATAGAACAGTACCTCAGTAAAAGCAATCAGTTTCAGACTGATGTTATTGAGTCAGTGCTTCTAAAGACTGAAGGTCGAACTCCTATGGGGTTTGGAAAGTGGCTCTCACAAGACTACCCCGCTCTTACAGCAGTGTTCTCTACTACAAAAGGAACAGGGTTCGCTAATATCTCAACAGAGCAGCGTGATCGTATGGCCGTCAACATCCTCACTCGGGGTATTGTGATCTTCAATACTGACACTTCAACACTTCAGCAATGGGATGGTGTGTTCTGGAATGATGCCAACGCACCTATCTATACAACCGTACAGCGTGATGCCCTCACAGGGGTTAATTTTGGTGCAATTATATTCAATTCAGATACATTCACTCTCGATTTCTTCAACGGGTTATCATGGGTTTCAAATAACGGAAGTGTTATGCCGAGCTATACCACAACGGAACGTGATGCAATATTACTCCCTGCGACTGGTATGACTATATTTAATAGCACAACTTCTAAGATTAATTTCTACAACGGCACTGCATGGGCTGCCGTAACGAGCGTATAACATGACGATTAGATTCCCCGCACAGCCAGGAGCATTTAAACAACTCGGATATACCGATGTTCTTGGAAATATTTGGTCTTCACAAGATCTTGACCTTACTGAAAATGTTGGTCGTATTCGTCTCGCTCCCCGAGGAATGATTGTTACTAAGTCAGATGACGATGATGTCACTGATATGACTACTCCTGTGGCATTTCGTATGTATCGGCACTCAAATACTGATCGTATTTGGGCTATTGCAGGTAAGATGATGTACAACGCAGGGGATACATCAGATGTATTTATTACTGATGCAACTTCAAATTCTCCTGCAGTCGGAGACGGAAGTGATATGGAACTTTTTAATGGAGCACTCTATGTGATCGGTACTTCAGAAATACGAAAATTTGATGGAACGTGGACAGAGATTGGTTCAAATATCGGAACCTCAACTACCTCATGTTGTGTATTTGGTGGTCGTTTGTACTATTCAAACAGTACGTCAAAGATTTCATCAATTAGTCTTGCTGATGTAAACTCAAATCCTTCAGGAACACCTAATACTGTTGATTTTACCCTACAACTCGCGGATAACGGGGCTGGTGGGTCTACTGTAAACACGATTACTTGCATCAGAGCCTCTTCGACTCGAATTTGGATTGCCACTATTGATAAAACAGGTATACAACATTCAGCAGGACGTCAGGGTAAGGTAATGGAATGGGATGGAGCTTCTAATCAAGTACAAAAGATTTATTATCTTGATTCTATTGGAGCACTTTCAATGATTATCAAAGATGATATCCCATATATTGTCGATGCAAATGGTAAGTTACAGAAGTTCAATGGATCAGGGTTTACTACCGTCGCAGAACTACCTGTTCCAACGAGTGTGTATCTTCGCAATCCCACTAATTCAGTGACCCAACAATTTATTCATAATCGTGGAATGATAATCCGTAATGATCGAATTCTAATGCTCATAAATAATCGTGTAGACGATGCTGAGAATACCATATTAGAAAATCTTCCTTCTGGTGTATGGGAATACGACGAAACAATCGGTCTTTATCACAAATATTCTATTTCACAATGGCAATATGATGTCACTACTACTCAAACTGATTATTTCCAGAATCGTATTGCAGATATTGGAGCACTATTTAATGCAAAATCAACAAGCGACTCATCTGATTTAAATGGAGATATTCTTATGGGCGTACAGTATTTTTTAAATGGTGATGATGCAACTGATGGAGGTACTACATCTGATAGATTGTACGGTATTTTTATCAACGATACACAAAACCTTATTGGAAAAGTTGGTTACTTTGTAACAACAAAGATTGATTCACAGAATGTCACAGAAGTATGGCAACGATGTTATGCCATATATAAAAATCTTCTCAATGAGAGTGATCGTATCGTCATTAAATACCGAGTTAAAGAGGTCGATCCTATCGAAGTAAGAGTTTCCTGGACTTCAGAAACTGTACTTACCTCAACTGAGGATCTTTCAACGATCCAAATTGGAGATGAGGTAGAAATTACTCAAGGCACTGGAGGGGGCCAAATTGAGCATATAACGGCTATTAGTGAGGAATCTGGGACTTACACCGTAACTCTTGAAAACGCTGTTACAGGCGCAACAGGAGACTCTCGTGCCCGATTCCAAAAATGGAAGAAAATAAAAACAATCACTAATCACGCAACCAACTTTGACTTCGCTGAAATTGGAGGAGCAGGTGCACCCTGGATTCAATTAAAATGCGTGATGTACTTTACGGGAGTCGGAGAACTCAATTACTTACAACTTATACATAAACCTGATACACTCAATCAATAACATGAACCCTTCTAATTCTAAAAATTTATACGAATATTATTCTGCACAAGGACAAACTCTTCCCTCAGTTCAAAATAGACAAGGTATTGCATCGCAAGCTGGTATTCAAGGGTATCAAGGAACAGCACAGCAAAATACACAGCTTCTTGGATATTTACAACAGCAACCGATAACTAGTCCTGGAGTACAACCAAAAATTGATCCAACTATTCTAGGAACACAACCAAAAGACGTAACAACTATTCCCGTAGACCAGACTGCACAAAACAATGTTGAGTCAAAGGTTGGAACGACCCTTACAGGAAATCAGGTTGTAGGAAAGGATGGAAATACTATTACTAACTATTCTGATGGTACAAATGATGCACCTATTACTTCTCAACAGCAACAATCAAGCTTTTCACAACAACTAAAGGATGTATACGGTAAAATGGGTACAAAAAATGCTCGTGCTGCTGAAATTCAACAAGAAGAAGGAGTCCAGGTAAAAAAAGATGAAGTTCGCTCACTTGAAAGAAAAGCGATGGCTATTGACCAGCTTTATCAGAAAAAAATTGAAGCAATTCAGGGAAGTGGGCTTTCAGCAGCAGAAACAAATTCACAAATTCAACAACTCCAGCGTCGCCAAACATCTGAAAAGGCAGATATTGCTATTGAACGATTAAGAGCGCAAGGTGATTATCAAAGTGCATTTGAAATAGCACAATCTAAGGTTGACGCTGAATTTGCTCCATATGAATCACAGCTTGAAAATCTCAAGGCGCAAATTTCTCTCTGGGGAAATGATATGACCGAGAAAGAGAAGCTTGAAGCGGAACAAGCCTTTGAACTTAAAAAGGCTAATCTTGAAGCAGCTAAGAAGTCAGCTACCGATGATGCTTTTACCCTTGGAAAAGATCAAACACGATTTGATGCACAAGGAAATGTTATTGCTCGTGGATCAGATGTTGGCGATGGAAGCGGTGTGGGTACCCAAGCTCAACTTACAAGTCTTGAAGACCAAGTAACCACTGTTGATGGTCTCCTTAATAGTAAAGGGATTGATTCTGCTGTTGGCCCAACATTCTTTAATCGAGATAAAATTGACTTCACTGGTCAGAAACAGAACTTCATTGCAGGGACACAACAACTTGTTGAGGGATTGACACTTGAAAAACTCATTAACGCTAAAGCAAACGGTGCAACATTCGGAGCCCTCTCAGAGGGAGAGCTCAGACTTCTCGCTGCTTCTGCCTCTAAAATTGGCTCATGGGCAAATAAAAACAGTAATGGAAAAGTAACAGGTTATAGTGCTCGAGAAAAAGACTTTAAAGCGGAGCTTGAAAAGATTGCAAATTATGCAAAGCGTGATTATGTCCTCAAAGGTGGTGATCCTGTAAATGTAGGAGCAACTAAAATGCCAGATGGGTCTATCTACACAAAGAATCGTGATGGATCAATTACTTCGCTTAAAGCACCAGGAGAAAGTACCTCTTCTGACTCTGTAAGTTATGCTCCTGGAACATCGGGGAACCGTCCACAGCGTAACAATAATCCACTTAACATCAAAAAGAGTGCATTTACATCGTCATTTAATGGTGTTGCAGGGGTAGACCCGAAAGCAGCTTCAGATGGTGGTCAATTCCTTACATTTAAAACACCTGAAGATGGATTTAATGCAGCAGCTCGACTCCTCTCTTCTGGTGTGTATAAAAACCTTTCGGTCGATCAAGCTCTTAAAAAATGGAGTAACAATGGGTATGGAGCAGACCTTGTACCACAATACAAAGGAAAAACTATTGGATCTCTTAGTCAAAGTGAACTCCTCACAATTATTAGGAAAATGGCAGAACGCGAAGGATACTTTGCATAATTATGAAAACAATATCCCCAGAAGAATTTAAAAAGCTCTACGGTGAAGTCGGTCTATCACAACTAGACGCTTCATCAAATAAAGAAAATCAAACGTACGGGCAAGACGCTATCTCTGATGTCAAACAAACAATCTCGGGTTATAAAAATGCGGCCGCAGAACGAAACACAAATATCGAAGCAAGTAATCAGGCACAAGCTGAAGGAAAACAAGGAGCATTTAGGACAGGTTTTCAAAAGCTTGGTCAGGTTTTTGGATTTGGGGCTGACATCATCAATGAAACAGTCAAAGGCGCAGCAAAAACAATTCTTCCACAGCAAATGGAAGACAATGCAAAATCAAACCTTAAAACGCTCGTGGATAATCCTGTAGTTCGTCCAGTAATCGAAAGTGATCCTGTACAATCAATGATTCAGAAATATGAAACCATCAAAGCAGATAATCCCGCTCTTGCTCGTGACATCGACGCCATCTTCGGATTCACTGAACTTGCTGCAAACTTTGTTGGTGCAGAAGCACTCGGTGTTGGTGGCAAGGTGGCAAAACAAGGACTTAAGGAAGCTGGCCAGATCGTCAAAGAAGGAACAGAGGGTGCAGTGAATGCTATTGATGGGGTTCTTTCAAATGCTACAAAATACCCGAAAGAAATTGTAAATAAAATTACTGATACTAAAATCAATCAACAGACCAAATCAATTCTTGAAAAGACGAATGTTGAAAAGTTCGATCGTTATGTAAAAGCTGGAGAAGAAGCTTTAAAGAGTGGTGAAGTTTTGACCCCTCTTGAACAAGCAGGAGAAACCGCAAACAATCTTCTTCCGAAAATGAAAGAAGTTCTTGGAAATCTCGGTAAACAGAAAGCTGCAACGCTCGAATCAGTAGGATCAACAAAGGCTCCAGATGTTACAACCGCTCCACTCGCTGAATTACAAGCATTTCGTCAAGGAAAACTCACCAAATCAGAACGAAACCTCGTCACTTCTGCGATCGAGGAACTCGAAGCTCTTGGAAAGAATCCCACTGTACAAAGTGTCGATGCAACCGTCGATCGACTCCAAAGTACTCTTTTTGAACAAAAGGGTGGAACATCTATCCCTGTTACCTCTCGCACTCAATCAGTTGTAAACAAGGCAATCCGTGACTTGAACGAGAAGAATAAATCATTTGTAGACGGAAAACTCGGATCAGATGACTACTCAAAGCTCAATCTTGAATGGCGTAACCGCAACAAGATATATCAAGAACTCAACAAGCGTCTCGGAGAAGACGGAAACCGAGGAGGATCACTTCTAAAGAGATTCTTTTCACCTCAAGACTCTGGTACGAAAAAACTCTTCGCTGATATTCAAAAGTATTACGGAGTAAACCTCGCTGAAGATGCGACCATAGCAAAGTTTGTCATGGACACACTCGGCGATGTTCGAGCACGTTCATTACTTGAACTTCCACCACTCTCGAAGACTGGAATTGTTCAAAAAGGACTTGATCTGATCGAGAAAAAGATTACCTCTCCTAAGAGGATTATTAAGAGAGCTCGATCTCAAATTAAACCTTAATTTGATTTAGAAGCCAAAGTATGAACCAAATTGTGATAATTACTCCAATGAATCCCATACCTAAATCAAAGCACTTACGCTATACTAAAGTCAACATACCCCTGTTAATAACTCATGGATGATAAATTACAACAACTCGAAGCACTCGCAAAAGTAGTAGATAACAGCTATGTCTCTTCAGAGGATTTTGGAGCTTCTCTTGTCATTATTATTGAAAAACTAGAAGAATATAAAGAAACTTCAGGAAATAATCTTGAGTCAACGTCAAAAGAAATTGTTGAGTTTATCGAATCCAAAATTGTTGAATTAGAGAGTAAATTATCGAAACAAGACAAATCCTCATCTAAAGCACAAAATTCTCTCCTAGAGGCCATTTCAGCCTTTAAGGAGGATGTTAGAACCTCTATTGAAAAGACCCGAGAAGAAATCATCAGTCAAATTCCTGTCTTCAAAGAAACTGACCTTTCAACGATCCAAGAACAGCTCGATGCAATCCGTGAAAGTATCCCATTTGTTCCTGACCCTGAAAGTGCAGAAGACATCCGTAATAAACTTGAACTCCTCGAAGGAGATGAACGTTTAGATAAGAAAGCTATTCGTGGACTTGAAGAATTTGCAACACTCAAAGACCATCAAAAACTCATTGATGACCTCTGGCAGCGAACACAATTTCTCATCAATAAAAGTTCAGATGGTAACGGTTCAGGCGGTAACTGGACACCACTTGGTATTACCACCTTTACTGTAGGAGGAATTGCTGCAGGTACAGACTTAGGTACAGACACTATTCCAATCGAACAAACTCTCTGGGAGGCATTTTATGGCGATCTAGCCCCTACTCTGACCCTTACTTCCTCACCAACACAAGGGATAAAAGAGTTTGGAGACGATATAACTTCGATTCTCCTTATGGCAAATACGGTAAAGCACAGTAATCCGATTGCCGTCGTTACATTCTTTAGAAATGGCTCATTAATCGCTACCCATGATCCAGCAGACTTCCCTAATGGAGGAACTGAAACGTATACCGATACTACAGACATTACTACCACAACGACTTTCTTTGCTCGTGCCACTGATAATATAAAGCCTACTTCACAATCGAACACACTTACATTCACCTATGTTTATCCGTTCTTGTATGGGGTTCATTCTGCAACTCACCTTACAGGGGCTGAAGTCTATGCACTTACTCCTATTCTTCAAGTTAAACAAAACACTCTTACAACAACCTCTCCTACCAACCAAACATATGTCTTTGCTTATCCCGCGGCGTATGGTTCTTTGGTATCTATTTTGGATAAAAACGGGTTTGAGACAATTAACGCGTATGATGTGTATACTGTATCTGTAACAGGGTTGGATGGAACACCGCAGACATACAACGTGTATCAGCTTAAATTGATTACAACACAGGTGAATTTTAACAACACCTATAAATTTACATAATATGATTGGAAACGGCATACAACTATCAACAGGATTCGATCTCAGTTCACAGGTTCCCTTGGATTCTCGTGATACTGTTGCTGACATTGCAGAACGTGATGCTATTCCAGGTGTCATGCGTTTTAAGGGGCTTAAAGTCACCGTACAAGATGATGGTGGTGGACAAATGGTCACTTACATCCTCTCTGCTCAATCAGGTACTACTATCGACAACACTGATTGGGAGGTTTATGTAGGTTCTGGCGGCTCCTTCTGGTCACGTAACTCTACTGATGGATTCCTTTATCCTACGACACTTACTGATTATGTTGGAATCGGAAGAGACGATGTAACCAAAATACTTGATATATCTACAGAGAATTTAGACCCGTATAGTTATAGCTTTGCTAGTTCTGTCGTAGGACTTAATGATGCAACATTTACTATAGACCCTGGATATTCTTATCTTGGAAACAATATTTACTATGTTCAAATTGATAGTACTGGAACACCTGATACCTTCAAATGGTACAGTACAAGTGCTGGTTCATTCACAAATAATGTACCGATTACTGGCTCACCACAACTATTAGATAATGGCGTGTATGTGACATTTGGTGCAACGACAGGACACACACTAGATGATTTCTGGCTTGAAACTATTGATTACGATGCAAGAATAGTCAATATACAAAATGATGATAGAAGTGAAACCTATTTCGTAGTAAACAAGGTAGCTGACCTTGCTACAGCTATTGGTATTAGTGCGGGGTATCTCGCCCATGATGCAGAGGGCGCGCTGTTTATTGGTAATAGTTCTGGTGCTGGTGCTACTAGTGCTGCAGATTCTGTATTTCTAGGAAATTATGCTGGGGAAAATGCTACAAATGCATACAATTCAAACTTTATTGGGTATCTTACAGGTTCTGATGCAGCTAGTGCTAACTTCTCAAACTTTATTGGTACTCGGGCAGGGAAAGGTGCAACGAATGCTAGCTCTTCTACTTTTATTGGTTCATTCTCTGGAGAGGACGCTACGAATGCTAAGAACTCAATTTTTATTGGACAGAACTCTGGTGTTTCTGACACTGTCGACAATACTTCTTCTGGTTGGTCTATCCTTATAGGTAACTATACACATACAGGAGGTTTCCAAAACTCTGTTCTTCTTGGTGGTGGTGATTATTTCACACAACAATCAAACACAAAGGACAACCAGTTCATGCTCGCTGACACTATCACAGAAGTACGTTGGTCAGGTGTCGAATACACTCTTCCTACCGCTCTCGGTTCAGCAGGATATGTCCTCACAGATGTTGCAGGAGATGGCGTACTTACCTGGGAAGCAGGAGGTGGAACAGGCGGTAATTTCGTAGACGTAGATATTGCTAATAATTCCGTGTATTCAGGATTGATTGGGGCAATAAGTCTCGATAATTCGACTTTTCTCGGTAAAGATGCAGGTGCGTCAACAACAGATGCATATTACTCAGTTTTTATAGGAGATGAAGCGGGTAATGGAGCGATAAGTGCAGTAAATTCAAACTTTATTGGTACTCAATCGGGTTGGGGAGCAACCGATGCATATGGTTCTAGTTTCATGGGATGGCAGGCAGGATATGAAGCAACGGGCGCTCACTACTCAGTCTTCATCGGTAACGAAGCGGGTAGTGGAGCAACTGCTGCTGAAAATGCAGTGATAATTGGTAATGCTGCTGGTGTAGGCGCAACTGATGCGACCCAAGGAATATTTATCGGTGCATTGAGCGGATTTCAGGCAACAGATGCATACAATGGTATCTTCATGGGTACCTATGCTGGATACCAAGCAGCAAATGCTCGATCAGGAATCTTCATCGGTAACGAAGCTGGAAAATCAGATACCGTAAACAACACTGCGTCAGGATGGTCAATCCTATTAGGAGAATATACAAACACTGGGGGATTCCAAAACTCAATCCTACTTGGTAGTGGCACTGGGTCAATGGCAACTATTGCAAACACTGCTGACGATCAATTTATGGTTGCCGACTCTATAAGTAACTACCGATTCCATGGTGTTGAATACCTCATGCCAGGAGTAGGTGGATCAGTCGGTGATGCTCTTACAATCACAGATGATACTGGTGGTATTTACACACTTGATTGGCAAGCAGGCGGTGGCGGTGTTCCAACAACCATCACCGTCGCAAGTGAAACATCAGACACAACCTCATTTGTAGGGTTCTTCACCGATGAAACAGGCAATCTTCAACCAAAAACAAACCCTAATTTACGTTTTAATGCCTCAACTTCTGCTTTGGGTCTTGGAGCTGCACCAGATGCACGCCTTACCGTCTCAGAACAATCAACGATTCAAGCAGCGGTTTCAGGCTCTACAGCTCACTTCGTAGGAACTGACGCTAACCCTCTACGCTTAACATTTGATACTCACAACAACTCTACTTCATCAGGAACAGCATTTATGGTTCGACGCTCTCGTGGAACCTCTACCACTCCATCAGCAGTTCAATCAGGTGACATCCTCGCTTCATACAACGCACGTGGATATGGAACCTCACAATACGCAGCAGGTTCTACTGGACTTATCTCGATGGTAGCAACTGAGACTTTTACAAACACTGCAAACGGAACTGCTATTACATTCTCAACGACCCCTGATGGTAGCGTCACCGCAGCAGAAACTGCTCGTATTATCTCAACTGGTCTAACTCTCACGCCAGCAACTCTTACAGGCTCTCAAACAAACTCTGCAATCGACCTTGCACAAACATGGAATACATCTGGTCTTGTCAATGCTCTCAAGATGAACATTACAAACACTGCAAGTAATTCTGGCTCTACAGGTATTTTGATTCAAGAAGGTGGGGCAAATAGATTCCGATTTCTCCTTGCTAGTGCATCTATCGCTATTGGTAGTGGTAACAACAACACTGGGTTTGGGACTGCAACCGCTACAACTGGGGCAGGTTCTGCAACAGGTAATGCGCTTCGGTTCTACTCACAAGTAGGTACAACTTCGACAAACCAGGGATACGACTATTGGTTTACACCAGTATCAGCACGACAACCAACAAGTGGTACATCAGGAGGGACTAGATGGACTGGGACATTTTCTCCAACATCTGGCACAGGTACATACGACCACTTCTCATTAGCTGCAACCATAAACCAAACAGGTGGCGCAAGTGGTATTACTCGTGGTATATATATCGACCCAGTACTTACGGCAGCAGCAGACTGGCGTTCTCTTGAAATAACAAACAATAGTGGAAAAGGTGTCTATCAAACTGGGGCAAGTGCAACCAATAACTTTGTCGGAAAGACCCTCTTTGGTGCAACAGGTACACCCGCAACGACATTACATACAATCTCTACAACTGAACAATATAGAAATGGATATGATGCATCAAACTACATGTCATTTACAACTGCTTCGACTGGTTCAACTACATTCGCCCTCACAGGGACTTCTCCTACCTTTACATTCTCAAATTCAGTAAACGTCTCAACATTCTCATTGAGTGTCGGTACGGCAAGTACTGCTGCACGTTTGGTTTCTACCTACAACTCGGGCGATCAGCTCAGACTTGCATACGATGGTTCAAATTACACTACTTTCCAAGTAGGTTCAGGTGGTGATATGACCATCACTCCAACAGGAGGAGATATTTCTATTGGTGGAAATGTGAAATTAAACAGTTCAGGAAACGGTTTGTATATCGCAGAAGGTTCTAACGCAACGATGGGAACAGCTACCCTTTCGGGAGGTACAGTGACAGTAAATAACACGAAAGTCACTGCAAATACACGCATTTTCCTTACCGTAGGAACTTTGGGGACAGTTGCGGTAGCACAAGCTGTTGCAGTGACTGCTCGAAGTGTAGGAACATCGTTCACCATTACATCAGCAGGAATTACTGATACGTCAGTAGTGCAGTACCTACTGGTAGAACCTAATTAATTAATATAAACTATAAACATATGGAAGAAATACCACAAACAACTAAAGAAGTACTCATTGAAGAAGGGCTCGTCAAAGAGGTCACTACAAAATGGTCGCCCGTAGAAGAAAAAATTGCTCGACGAGATAGTCTCGTTAGTAGTATTGCTCGTGACCAAGCAGAAGTAGATGAACTTAATCAATTATTAGGTGAATGATATGGATGAATCACCTACATCACACATCTCAATTCTTCAAGGTCTTTCAGAGATCGGTAAGTCTTTTGGAGTCGTAAATCTTGTGGCAGCTAATACACAACATCCAAAAGTTGTCCCGTCTTCTTTCGTAAGATTTATCTCTACGCTTAGACCATTGGTAATTGGTACTTTTTCCAGTACAATTTACCTGTTCACACTTATTAGCCTTTCCAAAGTTGATAGCAAGCCACTTATGTATCCCATGATAGCCAACACTATCTCCAGAAAAATTGACATGGCTGTAATCTCTATTTCCAAGGCCGTAGCATTTTTTGGAACAGTATTTTCTTGGGAATCTTCCGTCCTTGTTATGATTAGAAGGAAAAGCCCAAAATTCTTTATTGCATGTTTCGCAAATAGAAAACTTTCCTTTTATCAAACTTATTCCTCGGCACTTGTTGGAACAATACATACCCTTTTGGGCAGAAGCATAATAAGAAAACACATCGTTACAAATTTTACAGTTGGCAATCTTTTTAGGTTGTCTCATGTGTAAGAGTATAACACTATGGAAACTGAAAACCAACTACACAGTTCAATATTGAAAGAACTAAGCGATATCAAGGCAAATTTGGCTGTAAATAGTAATGAAACATCTAATATCAGACAAGGAGTATCAGAGATTAAATCTGATGTTCGTGAGACCCGAGACAAGGTGGCATTCCAAAACGGACGTGTCACCAAACTTGAACAATGGGCAAATGAAGCTAAAGCAGTTATCGAAAGCACAACAAAAATAGCTTCAGAAACCATGTCAAACTACAAAAGTGATCGTTCAAAGATTTGGACTGCGGTAGCTGTACTCCTCGTTGTCGGAGGAGCAGTGATTACACTCTCAATCATGGCAATCAACACCAAAATCCGAGACGGTATCGCAGAAGCATTATCAACGTACGATAAAGTAATAATCAATAACCAATGAAAACTTTGATACTCACAAAAAAAACTCCTAACAAGCCTACAGGTAAGACCTTAATTCTCACCAAAAAGAAATCAGCCCCGTATAAACGCCCTAACACTCGTCGAATGGCATGAGAATCTTAATTGTAAAGAATAAATACTCTAAAAAACTCTCCTTGCAGAAGTGTTTTGACTGGTTTAAAAAGAATCTTAACCTAGATATTCAAGTCGATGAGATTAAAACTGACTTAGAAGTCACGACGAAGAAAGTAGGGAACGCTACCTTTAACGGGGTGGTGTGTGGGAACCTCCATGAAATCCTTAGACCTATCATCCCGATAAACAAATATCATTGTGTTGTATTTATCTACGGAAACAGTTTAGACGGTGTTCGATTGTCGGCTGCGAACATCACAGGCCCCCTCGATATGAGTACTGACATTATCCAACTAGCCAAGGTAGATTGGAAAACGTTAAACCATGAACTATTCCATACGTTCTTTCATCGAGTACAGCGTTCAGGACATCAAGTCTACGACAATATGGATAGTTACGAGCGAGACACGGTGCTTGATTTGACGAATGGACAGACTAATCGAACGATAGCTTTAAATACCTTAAAACCTTATTGGGATAAGGTCCTTTCAATGCCTCTCATTGTTCCAAAACAGCCCGTACAGACGACTTTGCCTATAGTAACGATAGTACGGTCTAAATCAACAAAAAAACAAACCTTGGGCAAATTAACGGCTATCAATGGAACGTCTACATTTAGCTGTAACACACTCGAGTTACCCGATTTAAATAATCAAAAAAGTATTAGTTGTATCCCTAAAGGTACATACACTTGCCGATGGACGTACAGTCTAAAATACCCTACAGGAACTTATGAAGTGCAGTCAGTTCCTAATAGATCAGGAATAAGAATTCATAAGGGCAACAGATACGATCAAATCCAAGGTTGTATCTTGCCAGGAACAGGACTAGCTGATTTAAACGGTGACAATGAGATTGATGTGACTAATTCAACGATTGCATTTAACGCACTTAATTCATTGATGCAAAAGAAACCTTTTACCCTTATCGTAAAATAGTAGACCCCCTGCACGCGGACAGAGGGTCATTGAACTGAAAGTCAGCTCTACTTATGGGATTAGGTACAAACTCATTTGACAGTATATAACTTTAATATGTATTATGTAAATATCTAGTGGTACTGCCTGTAGCAGAGTTACTAGTTGTTCCTTTTCCCCTTTTTAGGGCCTCCCGCCAGAGAAGCGAGTAAAGATTTTTCCACAAATACGCGTATGATTATTTATATATCTACTACAGTGACAGCCCCGAAAGGGGTTTTCGTCACTTATACACAGGACAATTTGACAAAATATGTCATACTAGTGTTGTGAAATACTACGTCGAATCAGACGAAGAGAAATTATTAAAGAAACAAGCGGAATGTTTGCATCCATTCTGGGTGAAAAAATGTTCTTGCTGCTCTTATGTAATGGATAGCGACCATACTCACGAAGAGAAAGAATATGAAGAAGTCAAAATATAAATGTCTACATTGCTTTAAACTTATTGAAAATCGTCCCCATGCAGTGTATTGCAATGACGAATGTAAGAACGCTAAATACCCCATCGAAAAAGAACACAAAAAGGATTGGTCAGCAATGCCAAGAAGTGTTAGACTTGATGGGTATCTCTTAGAAGACTAATTAACCCAAATGAATAAATATATCTCAGTTTTTACTTCCCCACGTTTTTTGCAATTACTATTAGTTGCAGTACTTCAATCCCTCGTTGTTTTTAACCTTATTACTTCTGAACAAGGCGAAGGACTAATTAACATTCTTTCCGCACTGTTTGTAGGATCAGTAGCAATTCGTACTATCGACAAGAACATCGGAGAACCTAAAATGAACAACACAACAGTGTCTATGCCAGCGACGGTCACGTCAGTCACAGCACAGACAAAAAAATCAACTTCTAAAAAGAAGTAGACTTACCTCCTCAAGAGGTTAAAAATGAAACGAACTCTATACATTGCATTCCTTATACTTATACTGATTGCACTCATACTGATTCCAAATAAGACGAAAGCGGAAGCTCCGTCACCAACTGTTGCGCCTAAACCTACCTATCAACAACTCAAGCAATACTCGGTAGTGGCATTGGCAGAACACTTTGCGACAGAATATAAAGTACCACCTCAAATAATGAAGTACATCATTAATTGTGAGAGTACATATGATGTCAATGCACACAAATACACCCCTACGGGCCCACATCGGGAGGATTCGTGGGGGATTGCTCAAATTAATCTCTTTGCCCACCCGCATATCACCAAAGCCCAAGCAACAGATAAAGTGTTTGCTGCTGAATTTTTAGCAAAAGGACTTGCGGATGGTAAAGGAGCGATGTGGGCAACATGTTATACTAAGTCTAAACTTATCAAGTAATTATTTTATTTTTATGTCACTACTTTTATTGTCACAAATCGTTTTCTACGTTGTACTGGGGTTGGCACAATTCGTTCCAATACGGTATGCAAATTATATTTATGGTGTCGCAGCCATTATCATTGGGATTATTCTCATCGTAAAGGCCGTTTAACGGGCAAATTTGCCCCGTACAGCGTACTTAATAGCAAAACAGGCACATCCGTATGGACTGCCTGTTTTCGTATATATACTCGATGTTTGAATCCTGTTCTCACAGGCTAACTTGGCGTAATTCCAAGGACTATCATTATGACGGGTCTGTGTTATAGTTATTACATATGAGCACCACAACGTCAAGAGGTAACTACTACAAACGGCGCAATAGTTAGAGAAAATTTGATTTTATTTCTCTTACGTAGTAATATTTATGTATGGCTTGGACAAAAGAGAAGAAAAAGGAATGGCAAAAAGCATATAATCTTACTCATGTAGAAGAAAATAGAAAAAAAGTTCGTGAATATTATTTAAGACATAGAGAAAAAGTATTAAAACGACAAAATGATAGGTATCTCGAGAATTCAAAAGACCCTGAATTTAGAAAGGCTCTATCTTTAAGAAATATAAATTCAAGAATTATAAGGAGAAAGGCAATACTAGATTTTTTGGATAATGGAAAATGTAGGACCTGTGGATTTTCAGATTGGAGAGCATTACATATTGACCATGTTAATAGTGATGGAAAAGATGAGCGACTACCTGAACATAAACTTTATCCAAAAGTAAGACTTCAACCAGAAAGATACCAGGTTTTATGCGCTAACTGTAATTGGATTAAAAGATATGAAAAAGAAATATACAGAAAATATAAAATATGAGTACATCTAGTAGGGGTAATTATTATAAATTGAAAACTAAGAAATTTTTAGAATCGACAGGATGTACCGTACAGCTCACTGAATTTGTATCGTCTCGACCTATTGGTAACGGAAAAATGATATGGACGAAAAAAGACGTGTTTGGGAGTGATGGTATTGCTATGAATGGTGAAGAAATTATCTTTTGGAATGCAAAGGCGACTACGTCAGACGTAGTGCAAGGTATCAATAAACACAAGTCACAAGGTAAAATCGAATTTGCAAAGTTTCCCTTTCCTAATTGTGTAAAGCGGAAATTATATATTTGGGAACCTCGAAAGGAACCTGTTATAATTGACTGTATATGAGGAAAATCCCCGATGAAATGCGTGAGGAAATGGCAAATGACCCATACTACAAAAAGTGTTGTATTACTGGTCGTTCTGATGAGAAAATAGACTGGCATCACAATCTTATATTTGCAGGAAGACAGGTCAATGAGAAGTGGGCAATTCTACCACTTGCAACGTCAATTCACGCGAAAATACACGAGTATAAAGACCAGTGTGATAAAATCATGGTATCTCGCGCCACAGAAGATGAACTACGACCTTATTGTAAAGTGATTGATTATATAAAGCTTAAAAGAAGCCTCGTTCCCCTAGAGACTTACATGATAATGAAATATCTATCACATAAATAGTTATGCACACCTCATTTCTTTGACGGGTGATATACTGTAGTTATGGATGAAGAAACAATGCTCGCAACCAACACACTGTTCTCTATTGGGAGTCTAATTTCTATCCCTACTCCGACGAAATCAAAGTTTGAACATGAGTTTCAAGAGTTGGGGGTTGAGTTAGAGAAGACCTATGGGAAAAGTATTTGGCCGCTTTTCTACCGTGCAGGGTTCACTGAGTATAAGATTCGTGAGGCGCATCGGATTGCAACATTGAAAGGAATCAATAAAATTGGGTATTTGATAGGAATAATCCGACGAATGCCGTAACTGTTAATAACTTTTCTTGACACTAAAAAACCAGTTTGCTATTATTGAAATATAACTAAATAGCATGACCTGTAGAAGGGGTCGTGAGCAGCACAGCCCGCCTTTCCTTCTACGAGGACGGGCTGTTTTGTTTAAAGTCCATACCCAACTCTAATGCTGTAGAGATCCCAGGATTAATAACAGGGAGGCAAGCGTACGAAACGAAGACGTGACGGTTAAGAACCTTGATAAGTAAATAGTGGAAATAAATCGCGTGAAGCTTTGTAGAAAAGCATATTGTCGTATAGAGATACAATCGGAGTTGATCGCCGATTGTGACTTTCAAGCTCTCTATGTAAGGTGACTTTACTCTACGGAATGTCAGTAACGGTTCTTATAAGACTGTCTCGTACATTTCTGGGTCAAATCCTTATCGCGCGTTTTATTTTCATTATTTACTTGCACATTAACACTTCCATACAATCCTTTCATCAATATTATTAAGTATTGGCAAGGGTATTCTAGTTAGTAATCAAGTAGGAAACGAAAGGTAATTAACCAGATCGGAAGAGTGAGGCGGTTGGGGTTATGTAGGACAATAGCAATACATGAGAGACACACATTATAAAAACAAATCAATACGAATGTCAGAAGAGACATGGGAGAAATTAGAAGCTAAAAGAAAAGAGCTTGATTTATCATGGAATATGCTTTTATTAGAATTATTAAAGAAAAATGCAGGAAATAATTAAATTACCTATTAAAGGTTTTGAAGGACTATATGAAGTACACTCAGATGGTAGGATATTTTCTATACGAAATAATATCTTCTTGAAGCCAAACAACTCTGGTACGAAAGAAAATCCTTATCATTTTGTATATCTGTACAATGAAAGTAAAAACAGGTGTTACATTCATAGGTTGATCGCGAAAGCTTTTATAGAAAACCCGTTAAATTTGGCAACTGTCGACCATATAAATGGAGATTCAAGCGATAATCGAGTAGAAAATTTACGATGGGCAACACAGTGTCAACAAACACAAAACACGAAAAAACATCCAGGTAAAAATAAATACAAAGGAGTGTTTTTTGTTGAATATCTACAAAAGTGGAGAGTTACAGTTCGCGTTAATGGAAAACAGTTATGGATAGGAGCTTTCAAAGATGAGGTAGATGCGGCCATTGCATACAATGAGGCAGTAATAAAATATCATGGAGAATTTGCAAGACTAAACGATATATAATCAATTTTTTATCTCGGAGACAAACGGTATCTTTGCTTCGGCTCGGATATTTGAAACTGCCTCTGGGATTAAGAATTGATTTAAGTATTTGACAAATACGATATCCCCAAGCGGAATGTTTTACTACTTGCACACTATGTGCACACAGTGCATACTATAAGAGTAGCAAAGCCAAATAAAAAGCTACGCATATTTATGGAAAAATATACAACAGGTAACGAAGCAATAGAATGGGCGGAAATGGAGAGATACGCTCCTGCAACACGAAGGGAACAAATCGCTTTCCAAAAGATGTTAGGAGGAATGAGTAATACCACACTCAAGAACCTCGAAACACTTGATAAGGTCGAATTTTTCAGAGAAGTAGGAGATGGACGATAATGAAAACCATCGAATTGAATGAACAGCAAGTTGCACTTATAAAAATCGCCCTTGATGAATTTGAAAATGGTAAATGGGAAATTGGAAAAACAAATAAGGATATTAAAGAACAAATTATCAGTAAACTAGAGGAATAACATGTTATATCGAATTAAAAATCCCCAAAGTAAAGAATGGAACGACAAGAAGTTTGTCGAAGCGCAACTCCAAGATGTAAGTAACGAAAACGGTGAACTATTTAAGGTATCATTTTGGAACGGAGAAATCACTGAACCAGATGGTACATTTCGCCCTACGATAGACGGAGAGCTGTCTCAAAACGAGAAAGGGTACTGGAAGCTTACTACCGCTAAAAAAGCTGCTACAGGCCAATTTATGGCAAATCAGAAGGCACAGGCAGTCGAGAAGGTAATGGAAAGAAAGGAAACCAGTATTGCGAAGTTCCAAGACTCTAAAGAATGGTCAATTAAAGTCGCTTCTACGATGAATAAAGCAGTTGAATTAGCAGTCGCTGAATACGCAAATCCTAAAAACCTATTTACTCTTGAAGAATCGGTATTGAAGTGGCGCGAATGGTTGTGGTCGAACTGGGATAAAGACCCGATGGATAAGCCACCTTTCTAATATGACCTTGCTTGAACTAATCGAAGCAGTGCGAGATAAAACGCTTGATAAGGACCAATTAGAGAATTATCGAGATGAATTGTCAAACCTATTCGCAAAAATGATGTTTGAGACGGCAGATTTGGAGAAGGAAGAAGCTATATTCATGGGAAACAAAGATAGTGAAGTATCAGTTGCTCAACGAAAGATAGAATGGAAAGCAACAGAAAAAGGTCAACGCCTAATTGTTCTAAAACGCTACGCACTTGCTACTAAAGAAATGCTTAATAGCCTAAAGAGTAGACTTTACTCAATTTACTAATATGAACAACAACATTGATTTAAAAGTACCTATGGACGATATAAGAAGCTTAGACCTAACATACGTTGTTGATTCTGGTGAGACAGACTACAACAAGGAAGGTGGGAAATTACTCGCTTTATGTACCATACTTTCACAAAATGACTACATAACACTAGAACTTCAAAACACTTCAAGCGAAGGCGATGTCCCACTTACGTCTAATGATTTAAGAGATTTAGCAGATAAATTATGTCAATGGGCTGATTTATCAGATAAAACCTTATGAGAACCGCACAAGAAATAGTAAAACAGTACATTACCGATATTCCTCCAGCAAGAGAACGAGCAAATAAGAACCGCGCTATCGCGAACATGGTATTTAAAGAACTTTTGCCACAGTTGGTGAAAAACACCCTTACGTTTGACCGAGCATGGCGGAAAGTATTGAAAGATAACCCTGAATTACGGGGATCGGATTACGACGAGGAGAAAGATGGACTAGAAGAAGATATGATGATAGACTTAGGATATAACATAGAAAAAACTCATATCTAAATGCCAAAAAAAGGAGAGAAAATGCCATCAAGTTACGGTGAAAGAATATCAAAGATACTCAAATTATCGTGGCAAGTTGGTGAACGAAAAGGTGGATGGAAATTAAACGAAGAGCAGCTAAAAAGACATAGTTTAGTTTCGAAAGGTAGATATTGGAGTTCAAAGCCAAAAAAATGTAAACAATGCGGTACGACGTTTCAATGTCCATTATCAATTTTTGATAGGAAAAAATTTTGCTCAAGAAAATGTTATGCAACTTGGATGAAAGAAAGACCTACTGAAAATCACCCACTATTTCGAGGTATAGGTGATAAAAATGCAAAACTATATCGAGAAAAAGGAAAAATAAATAATCCTAATTATTACAAAGTGAGAAAAGACAATTCTGTAATATTCAGAGTAAGACGAAGAGGCTTAGGTGGAAGAATAACCAAAAAAGAATGGTTAGATATGAAAGAAAGTTGCAATTTTACTTGTAAGAAATGCAAAAAGAAAGAGCCTGAAATAAAATTAGTAGCAGACCATATTGTCCCTGTAGTCAGATGGGAAGAGTGGATAAAGAAAAACACAGTTAATTATATGTGTGGAGATAAAGAAAATATACAACCGCTGTGTATTTCATGTAATTGTAAAAAGAGCAGTAAATTAGAAGACGAAGTATTAGAACAACTAGGGTACAAACATGAATAAAAATAAAGTCCGCATCGTATACCAAGAAGACCCCGACATCGCAGCATACTTAAATAAACTCCCTAAATACCATCGAAGTATGTTTATCAGATCAATTACCAGACCAGCAATTATTAAATTAAACAAAAAACATGGAAAATAAAGTAAATGTATTGTTCATTGTAATCATCATGGTAGGAGTATTTGTCCTCATCCATGCAGAAAAGCACGATAGATACTTAGATAGTCTTTGTCCAGATCATATCAACAGAGTAATGGTAGATTGCAATGACTAACTTCAAACAAGAAACTCTCAACGCAATAAAAGGAAGTGGACATAGTGAAGAAGATGTTATGTTTGTGGGTAGTCGTGATGGTAAATACAGAATTACATTAGAAAAGTTCAAAGAAATTTCAGACTTTGAATATGATAGTGGTTTTGGCTCCGCAGCAATAGCAACAGATTTAGTTGTATACTTTAAGGATAAAACGTACACCGTACGAGGAGAATACGATGGTTCTGAATGGTGGGAATACAATCCTCCAATGACGTATTCTGAAAACGACGAATATAAATCATTCAAAAAACTAGGTGGCGACGAAGTAATGTGGGATACATTAGAAGAAATAAACGAAGAATCAAATGACTAACATCGTAAACAAAATAACCTTCGGAATAATGATTACCCTCCTTGCTGTACTTACTTACCAAGCATTAGGGATAATCTTGGACGAATTATCAAAGCACGTAATATTCTACTAATATGAAATTTAACGTAACAGCAAAAGAATTATGGTTCTGGAGAATCGCAATATTTGTATTATTTTTCCTTGCTATAACGAACCGTATAGACAATCGTCAGCAAGATAAACTTATCTTCAGTACGATAGATGAAATGGAAACTACAACTACTCAAATCACTCAAATAAGTGGTTTGATAAAGACAAATCAAGAAGCAATTATCATGATTTTGAAAGAGTTGAATAAATAATATGAGTTACATCCTCGACCACATCGCAGACCTCAAAAAGAAAATTACTGTAGGACAACTAACGATTGACCAAGCAATGCTCCAACTCGCTCAAGCAGTGAAAGATAGTTGCATGCTCCAAAAAGTCCCCGAAACAGCAGCCGTATACCTCCCTGGACAGCTCTCACGTCTCTCACCCTCACAGCTTAGAACGTACAACATGGCAGCAGCACAACAGTTACTTATTAGTAAGGCATTAGGCGCAGGATTGAAATATGAGTAAAGAAATAAAAAAGAAAAAATTGAAAGTTGAAATTGAAGTCTGGGGTATAGAAATCGAACAAACATGGGGTGGCACGAATGAAAAAGGAAGCGGATGGTATAAGTTTGAATGGTCAATCAAGGTAAACGGAGGAAAAAAGAAGTCTGGACAAGAAGATGGGAGTTGGAGTAGCCAAACGAAATCAAATTTCAGACGTACATTAAACAATGGTCATGCAGCACAAATTGTATTACAAAACAATTTTTAAATTACCAACTAACCCATTAAGGGAATCATAGAGTAGTAAAAGTATGAAAGATAAAGAATACCAAGAGCACTATTCACCTGACGGAGAAAGACTAGAGTACTTAATGGAGCACCCAGAAGAAAATGATATGACTAATAACCCCCTCCAAACAATCAAAGAAAAGGCACGAGAAATGATATACGCTTATGCTACAAAATCATTCACCGTGGAAGAACTGGCAGATGATGTCGAAACTCATCTCATCTCAGCGTATGAAAGTGGTAGGCGTGAGGTGGAGGAGAAAGCAAAATCACTTAAGAGACAAATAAATCCAGGAGGAGCGACTGATAAAAGCCTCGAAAATGCCCATATATATGGCTACAACCAAGCACTGAACGACATTTTATCCACTCTAGTAACCAAAGAATAGTATGGAAACAATCATCAGACGCGCGATAGAGGGAGGATACAAAAATGGTCATATTTGGGGTGTTGAAGATGGAAACTATATCCTTAAAAATGAGAATGGCGATAGATACGGTTCAATAAGTGTGGAACAAATTATTCTCGACCCTCTCTTTTGGCAGGCACTACAAAAATCTTTCGATTGGTCCGAAGGATATATGAGACAACACTATAGACAATTCTTTGAACTCAACCTCACCGAATCATTTGACGCAGCTATATCATGGTTACAAGCTTTAGTAGACACCAAATAGTATGAAGAAGAAAATAGACGTTACAAAACTTATGGAACTTGCCAAAGAGACTGGGGAAGTATTTAGAGTGAAGAAACCAAGCGAAAGAATAGATGAAATATATTATGAAAAAACAATCGGAGTAATAATGGATTCTGATTCTTATGCGAGAAAATATGTTGATTCTATCGTTCAATACCTCGACGAACAACACGAACAGTCTTTACCAACCAATACAGAGAAGATATGAATGATGAAGAAATTATTAAATGTATTATAGCGATAATTGTTCTGGCTGCACTTGCTGCTCCTGCATTTGTAATAGCTTTCTTCTTATAGCGAAAACCCCCTTTCGAGGGTTACTTCTTCAAACATTGGCATGTTGTCCATAACAGGAGACATAACCAAAAGATGATGAGGGGGATGTGCTTTCTCATGCGTAGCGTACTATGAGCATGAGTACAGCGATGATTGAAAACAAAATGGTCATCTGCCAAAACGGATTGATGTTTTTTAGTTTCATAGAGTTGTTTTGTATATAGTATGGATGTATAATGAGAAAGGCGCAATTATTAGAGTCAAATATGTTTCGTTCTGTCTGTTGTTATTTGGCGCAGACAGAACAAAGTAAAAAATTATGGATCAAACTGCCGCATTAAATACACTCATACAAGCAGCACAAGTAGCTACCAAACGAGGAGCATTTGAATTAGTTGAAACTGAATCAATCCTCGCGGCTATTAAAGTGTTTACAAAGAAACCAGAAGACCCAAAGGAAACAACCCCTGAGGAATTAAAAGAAGTATTAAAAGATAAAAAGAAATAATTATATGGAACCAGAAACAAACGCACCAGAAGAAATCGTAGAGACAGTAGAATCACCAGTGGTTGAAACAGAACAAACAGTTGAAGAAAATGCCCCTATTGAAGAGCAAGTCGAAGAAAGCGTTCAAGAGTAACCTTAAAAAGGAACTTGCAGCAGGTAAGCCTAAAAAACAGGCTCTTGCAATAGCGTACTCAGTAAAACGAAAAGCATGATTGCCGTAGTTGTACCGAGTAATCGACCAGAACGGTTAGAATCGTTCCTTTCTCATTGGAAGGATCAGTTTGAAAGATACAATGTCTCGATTTACATCGTTCGTGATGGTGAAAAACCTACAGTAAACGGTCTTACGGTAGAGGAAGTCATGGGAGAATATAGCGATTTAATCTATAACTTCAATGACGGAGTAAGAAATCTAGGGTTTGCACAAGCATACAAGGACGGAGCGGACATAATCCTTTCACTCGATGATGATACAAGGCCTTGTGGTGACACAATCGGAGATCATTTAAAAGCTTTAGATCAAAAAGTCTGTATTACCTGGATGAATACTGCTAATGAAGTCTACATGCGTGGCTTTCCTTATGGAATCCGCGAAGAATCAGAAGTAATGTTATCACACGGAGTATGGGAAGGCGTTGCAGACTTTGATGCAAGCACACAGTTAGTCCTAGGAAGCCCAAAATTGACCTATAAGCAGGGTGTAGTACCAAAAGGCATATATTATCCTATGTGTGTGATGAATATCTGTTTTAAGAGAAAATTGATGCCTTATATATACCAAGCTCCCGCCTATGATAGATACCAAAGATTTAGTGATATTTGGTCAGGAATCATGTCAAAGAGAGCTATCGATGAGAATAATTGGGCCGTTGTAACAGGTTATGCGAAAGTCATTCACGATCGGGCTTCAAATCCATTCGTCAATCTCGTCAAAGAAGCGGTCGGTGTAGGTGCTAATGAAGGATTCTGGAAAGGAGATATTACGGGCCATGAAGAATATTTTAAGAACTACGAAGAGAAACGTCAGAGATGGCAAGAGTTTATCAATCAAATATAAAATCTATGAAATACAAAAACACTCAAGAGATGATACTAGGTGAGATGGAGGATTGCATAAAGTATTGTTCTTTGATTAAACGTGCTCGTATCAACGCAGGATTTACCTCATTGAAATACCCTATTACAGATGTAAAGATAAACAGATACTTTTCACCCGAGTATAGGGAACTTATCGCAGAAGATTGCAATATTGTAGGGTATATGGATATTCCTCCTGTGGAGGATGTATTTAATTACGGAGAACCAAAAGATTATCATAAAGAAGAACTTGATGGGAGAATAGTATGGGTATGTACTGTTAAATCTGATTGGCAAGATGATCTTTTCCAAGATAGAAACTCAAAGAGAAATGAAGCTATGCAAAGGAAATTAGAAGTAGTATAATATATATATGAAATCAAAAGACTACAAGGAAAAGAAGAAAGCTAAAAAGGTTTCTCCAAAAGGAGTTCCAACAGCTCTCCCAAAAGGTATTAAACTTGCCATGTTTCGTGGTAAACTATAGAGATGGCACGTCCAACAGACTACAACGATTCACTGCTTGAACTATCAGAGCAGTACTTACATAACCTCCCAGAAGATGAGGTTGTTCACTCTATCGAAGGATTAGCAGACTACATTAATATTGCACGTTCTACAATATATGATTGGTCTAGTCAAGAAGATAAGAAGAGATTTTCGGACATCGTAGAGAATATTCGAGAGAAGCAAGCAAAAACCCTTATAAACAAAGGTCTAGAAGGAAAGTTCACTCCAGCGATTACTAAGGTAATGTTAAGTAAACATGGATACTCTGAAAAAGTTGAACAAGAACTCTCTAACCCTGATGGGAATTTAAAAACAATCATCATTAACAAATCACATGGAGATTCTATTACCGAATAAAATAACAAAAAGAGTATTAGGATATCCAAAGTATGCAGTTTCTACTGATGGGGATATTTACTCATGTTTCAAAGGTGATTGGAAACAGTTAAAACCTTATCCAAATAGTGATGGATATTTAATAATTAGATTGTTTAAAGAATCAAAGAAAGGAAAGATGTTCAGTATGCATCGTCTTGTCGCACAAAATTTTCTAAATGAAATAGAAGGATGTGTTGTAGACCATATTGATAATGATAAAAAGAATAACAAAATAAGTAATTTGAGATGGATTACTCAGAAACAAAACTTATTAAAGAAATATCGAGAGGATGGTCATAAAACACATTTTGCAAAAAAGGTCGCTCAAAAGAGTATTGATGGTGAAATTATAAGAACATACCTATCAGCGCTTGATGCTGCAAAATATCTTGGAATAGACCAAAGTGCTATATCTAAGGTTTGTAGAGGGCTTTTTAAGCAGAGTGGAGGGTATAAATGGGAATATGTTAAGTAACACCTCAACAATAAATTTGTTGCCAAAACAGTCGAGCGCCTGGGAAGTATTTGAATCAGAAACCATTACTGAATTAGGTTATGGTGGAGCAGCTGGAGGTGGGAAGGGACTAACACTTGATACGTTAGTTCTTACTGATGATGGATGGAAAAAAGCTAAAGATATAACACTTGAGAATAAACTAGTTGCAGTGGATGGAACATATACAAAGATTAAAGGTATATTCCCTCAAGGATTAAAACAGACCTACACTTTAACTTTTGATGACGGTGTTACTGCTACGGTTGACAATACTCATTTGTGGAAAGTCTGGAACGCTGACCATGGGAAAAGAGATGGATGGGTTATTCGAGATACTGAAACTTTATATAAATCAAAAGGACGTTTTTCAATACCTCTTTTAGAGAAACCAGTACAAGGAACATATCGATCTAAATACGATCCATATATCATTGGATATATCTTAGGTGATGGAACTATGACTGGTGCTCATCCAACGATCTACACGGCAGATGAGTGGACGACGGAATATCTGCATGATGCAGGATGGAAAGTGTATAAATACAAAGAATCTGTATGGCAGTGTGCTCTCACTGGAAAGAAAGAAAAACTGTATGAAGAGCTGGAAAGAAAGAGTGGACAACATAAACGTGTCCCAAATAAATTACTTACTTCAACACCAGAGACTAGACTTGCTGTATTGCAAGGGTTAATGGATAGTGACGGAACGGTTGATAAAGATGGTTCTTGCTCATATTCAACCCTTGTTGATGGTCTTGCCGAAGATGTTGTGTATCTTGTGAGGAGTCTTGGTGGAAAAGCATGTATTGAAACTAAAAAAAGAATAATGCCAAGTGGCTATACCGAAAAAGATGTAAGGGTATCTCATTGCGGTAAGTTCATGCCATTTAGATTGCCTCGTAAAGTATTACGGGTAAAAAAGGCGATTTACGACAAGAGATATATAACTAGTATCAAAAAAGATAAGGTGCAAGAAACTGTATGCTTTGCAGTAGAACATAAAGACCATTTATTTGTGATTGATGGATTTGTTGTTACGCACAACACTAGACTAGGATGTTACCTTGCTATTGCTATCGCTGAGATGTATCCAGGTAGTAGAGGAGGAATAGGACGTAAGGAGTTAAAGACACTTCGACTTACGACTCTAGCTACCTTCTTTGAAATCCTCGCAGAATTAGGCTATTCAACAAAAGACTTTTCATACAACGCACAGGATTCTATCGTGAAGTTCTCTAATGGTTCACAGGTGTACTTTTTAGATACGGCATACGCACCACAAGACCCTGAATACACTAGGTTTGGTTCACTTGAATTAACCTGGGGATGGGTAGATGAATCAAATGAAACACCCGAGAAAGGGAAAGCTATTTTAAAGACTCGTGTAGGAAGAAAGAACGTTTTAAATGGAATTACGATTAAACCCTTTTGGCTTGAAACGTTTAACCCTAACAAAGGACATGTGTATCGTGATTACTACAAACCATGGAAAGAAGGAACTTTACCATACTATCGAACATTCATCAGAGCTTTACCAGGAGATAACCCTCATCTGCCAGAAGCTTACATCACTAACCTTCAACGTGCTGACAAAGTAACTCGGGAACGTTTGCTAAACGGGAACTTTGAATATGATGCTGACCCGTTACGCTTGATGAGATACGATGCTATTCAAGACCTACCAACAAATACTATTACCGACCTCAAAGAACGTTATTTAGTCGCTGATATAGCCCGTTTTGGAGGAGATAAGATTGTACTTGGGACGTTTCAAGGAAAGGAACGGTACTCATTAGGGGTTTATACTTATCAAGGAACAGATGAATCAATTAAAAGAATCAAAGAAGAAGCAACTGATGAACAAGTGCCATATTCGCATATCCTAGCTGATGAAGATGGTGTTGGTGGAGGAGTGATTGACTCTCTACCAGGGATTAAAGGATTTATTGGTAATTCTAGGCCTTTTGCTCTTAATGAAACACCATTGATGTCATTGGTGCGTCCTACACAAGTAGCATCTAACTTCTCAAACATGCGGTCACAGTGTTACTTTAAACTCTCAGAGTTAGTGAATGAGCATAAAATGAGTGTTAAAGTACGGAAGTTTAAGACTAACATCGAGGGATACACTGTAGAAAAAGCACTGTCAGACTTATTCGATGAACTTGACCAGATCAAACAAAAAGATACCAGTGGTGGAGATAACAAGTTAGCAGTGATTGCAAAAGACGACATTAAGGAAGAACTAGGTCGATCACCTGACTTTGCAGACGTAATGATGATGCGGATGTATTTCGAACACAAAGACGAAGAACCAACCGATGTATTCTCAGCAGCACGCATGATGCAAGAGCGTGACCGTAACATGGCAAACAACGCACGGTAGCGTTTTATATAACCAGTGCTATACTTGACAGAGTTGCACGATTCCTCATGGCAAAAAAATATAAGCAACCTCAATACAAAATCGTAACTGAAACAGAAGGGATTATCTCAAAGTATGAAGATACTCCTGTTAATATCCTCGAGAACCTTCCCTTTTATCAATGGCTCACCATTCGCATGTGTGAGTTTTATTCTAACTCAAGGTATTTGAAAGGAACTATTAGTCAAGATGCCTATGGCCTTGAAAAGAATAAGGATAGTGCAGGAAGAGACCGACCTTTTTATAATATTGTTAATTACCGTGTGACGATTGCGAAAGTTGCCACTGATTTAGACGTGAAAGACGTTACTATTACCGCTGATGAACCAGAGGATTGGGGACGAGCGATGCTCCTTAACCACGAAGCCTACGAGTGGATGAAAGAGACAAATTTCTCATACTTCCTGAATGACTTTGGACAAAAGAGACCCAAGTATGGTGGTGTAATGGTTAAAAAGACCATGAACAAAGGCGTTTTAGAGATTAATACTTGTGATTGGCGTAACATGGTAGTGGATCAAATTGACATCATGGGAGGCACGATTATCGAGAAACACTACCTGACTCCTGTTGAACTCGCTGCGAAGAAAGGTGTGTGGGAGAACGTTGATGAGGCGATTAAACTTGCTACTAAAAAGCAATACAAAGCCCGAGGATATAATCAAGAAGAATACAACTCAGAGCGTATTGAAGTGAAAGAAGTCCACGGACAATTTCCTAAATCGTTTATTAATGATGCGTTAGGGTATGATTACTCCGAAGATGACGACTATGAGTTTAGTAAACAACGCTATTTCTACGCTGACATTGGGGATGAATGTATTATGTTCCTCGCAGAAGAATACAAACCTCAAGACTATAAATACTTACCTTGGGAGGAAATGCCAGGACGAGGACTTGGTAGAGGGGTGATTGAAGATGCAGAAGAAGCTCAAGTGTGGACGAATGACTCTGTTATCAACGAAAAGAACGCTATGGATTTGGCAGGGAAAGTGGTACTTAAAACCAACTCTAAGAAGATTGGTAATAACATTTTAGACATTGATAATGGCAAGATCATCGAACTTGAAGATGGAAAGGATATTAATGCACTTAATCTTGCACCATCCGCATTAGGAGAGTTTCAGAATCAATTAGAGAAATGGAAACAACAGGCTGACCTTTCAACCTCATCGTTTGACGCTATTGTAGGGGAACAACCACCATCAGGAACTCCATACTCTCAAACAGCACTTCTTAACCAAGTAGCAAGTAAACCATTTGATTATCGTCGTGAAGAAGCAGGTATATTTATTACTGAAATCTTCGAAGATTGGGTAATTCCATATTTAATTAAAAAGCTTAATAAGAAACACCTCCTTGTATCTGATTTCTCAGAGGATGAACTAAATGCAATCGACCCTGCGTATGCGATTAAACAAGCAAACAAACAGGTTATTAAAGGCTTAACGCAAGGTCAACCAACGACTCCTGAACAATACCAACAGACCATTCAGCAGGAAAAGGATAAGCTATCGGGCTCAAAACGATACTTCAAAATCCCTGATGGATACTTTGATGACATCGAGGCGAAAGTTACTGTGGTAACGACTAACGAACAGAAGAATAAGGCAGCAGTCTTACAATCTCTTTCAACCGTCCTTCAAACTGTTCAAGCGTCATTTAACCCTAATACAGGAACCTTTGGAGTCCTCGAAGACCCAGTCCTTTCAAAAGTGTTTGGAACTATCCTCGAACTCTCAGGTGCAGGTCTTTCACCTATTTCCTTGGGACTTGGTAAGACGAAGAGTGCATCTCCTATGGGTCAACAGACGCAGACTCCTCCTGTACCACAAGCACAACCAGCTCAATCATTAGCCCCTCAAATATAATGGATACACTCAGATTATTTTATGAAAATACTAACCAACGTCTCGTTGTTGAAGCGTACCTCAAAGAACACGTTAAAGAATTAGCCGTTAAGAAGGCTTTAGCAGGTGAATCAACTGAGATGATTAAAGATGCTATGCAAATTATTGTCAGTGCATTTGCAACTCTCGAAGAAGAATACGGGAAAAAGGATATTAAAGAAAAAGAAATGAATCGGTAAAACCGCGGGGGCTGTGCATCCGAAGAACACAGACAACTTATTACTGGAAACCCAAACCACGAAAAATAGGGCTAACTGTTACTTCAACATGGAAAATGAAGAAATTACCGACGAGAGCGAAGTCGTGATACCAGACGCTCAAGAAGAATCTGAGGAACTCGAATACGAGACTGAAGAAACTTCAACCGAACCCGATGAACTTGCTAAAGCTCAGGCTGAAGCAAACAAGTGGAGACGGATTGCACAGAAAAACATGAAGAAACCAGAGGTCAAACCAACGGTGACTTCTACCCCTTCTCCATCAGTTGATGTTGATGAACGTATCTTAAAACATGATGGCATGTCTGATGATCTTCTTAAAGAATTGAAAGGCATTGCTCAGTTGCGAGGCGTAAGTCTCATTGATGCTCAGAATGATTTTTTGTTCGTTGCAGCCAAAGAGAAATTTGAGAAAGATGCCAAAGTCCAACAAGCACAACTTGGTGCATCACGGGGATCAGGAATGGTAAAGCCGAAACCTAGTTTCATTACACCAAACCTTTCTCGAGATGAACACAAGGAAATGGTTGCAAAACGATTAGGCTAAATGATGGGGAAGTCATTATTGACATTAATTAAAAATAAGTTATTATATGGCATTCCCTACAGGAACAGAAGACCAGACAACATTAGCATCGGAAATCCCGTTGCTTTGGGGTCAAAAACTCAATGACTTCTTCAAAGCAAAGCTCGTAGCCGCTCCGTTCTTTACGGATCGCTCAGACGAACTTCGTAATGGCGGTAAGTCATTGTACACACCAAACCTCACTGAAATGACAGCAAATGCGAAAGCAAATGCAACAGCAGTGACTCTTAACAACCCAACTGACACAAAGATCACGCTTACAGTCGACCAGTGGTATGAGTGTTCATTTGCAATCGAAGACGCAGAAGCTGCACAGATCATGCGTTCTTACTCCCTCATGGAGCGATATGCAAAGAATGCTGGTTACTCAATCGCAAAGAAACTCGATACAGCCATCGTTACTCTTTTCTCAGGATTTTCAACAACTGTTGGTTCTTCAACAGTAAACCTTGCTGATTCTGATATTCGTAACGCTATTGCTGCTATTGAGACTGCTAACTGTGATCTTGAAGAATGTGAATTCTTTGTCACTCCAAACGTGTTCTGGAAACAAGTACAAGCAATTGATAAGTTCTCACTCGCAGTGAACTCTCCTGTAAACGATCCAACTCGTAAAGCACCTGCTGGATACCTTTACGGACGTCCTGTGAATGTAACTACAGTTATTCAGTACGTTTCAGGAACAACTGGACGCTACAATGCTCTTGCTCACCCAGACGCTATCCACTGGGCTACTTCACCACTTGGTGCTGGTGGCTCAAAGGGTTCTATGGTTGGTACACATGGCATTCGTGTTCAGTCAAACTACGTACCTCAGTATCTTTCAACGGTTACAACCGCTGACATCATGTATGGTGTTATCGAAAATCGTGACAATGCTGGGATTGCGATAATTACGCCAGCATAAATTGACTTTGTCAAGTATCACTGGTTAATAAAGTGATTGTTTACCGCTCTCCTCTCCTAAGTGGTTGAGCGGTACACTTAGGAAGTAATCACTTATCCCCAGACACATTTTAAAAGGTGTGGTAAAATAATTGCATGAATAAAGTAAAAAAACACATGGAAGATAATTGGCACTATGAAGTGACCGAGAGTGACCTTGAAGAGATTAAAACGATTGGAGAAGAAAAGTTCTTGTCGAGCTACTCACTTCAAGAGAAATTTGTTATTAGTAAACGAGGGTTCGGTATATGAAAGAAATCAATATGAATGGAATTACTGAAACACTCCGCACCCAACAACAAGGGGGTGTGGTAATAGGACGACTCACTAAAAAATCAGAGATGATTAACGTTCGTGGTGATGTTATTGATCCTGTCACAAAAAAAATCATTAAAAGTGCATTCGAAGAAAAAATGCCAAATCAAAACGAATAGTATGCGCGTTTATTATATTTCAAGTGGGTTACAAGGCTGTTTTACAGTAAGATGTTTGTTACCTTTGGTAGCTAATGGATGGAATGGAGATCAAACATCTATGTCACTCGATATGCAGACTCCAGAGAATAAGGCACAAGCGGCACAAGATGCTGATATTGTTGTCTTTCACCGCCCTGAAGACAAACATAAGCTTGAATTAGCTCGAATCTTGAAGAAACAAGGGAAAAAGATCGTCTATGATAATGATGACACCGCTAAACATGACGGAGGTTTTAGATTTAATGAATTCATGGATGCTGAGAGGGTAAAGAATGGTCTCAAAACGATTAATGAAACACTTGATACCTTTATCGCTGAAGCTGACCTTGTCACCTGCTCTACCGAATACCTCAGACAAGAGTATTTAAAGCTCAATCCGAACGTTATTACTATCCCAAACTGTGTTGACCCTTTCTATTTTGATGAACCATTGAAGAATGAGAATGGAAAAGTCCGAATAGGAATCATCGGATCGCTTGCTTTAACTGATGATATTGATCTATTAGAGCCTATCGTAAGACATTATGAAAAAGACCCTCGGGTTGAAATCATCTTATTCTCCCTCCCCCCTGCACGATTAGACAAATATACGCGAGAACTCTACGCCGAGGAGTATAAGTTTTGGGAATCAGTAAACGTAGAGTGGCAGCCGTTAGTAGAAATGCAAGAATACTACGATACCCTTAACAATTTAAAGCTTGATATTTGTATCATTCCTCGTGCTGATAACTACTTCAATCGCTGTAAGAGTAACCTTAAATTCCTTGAGGCCTCGATGTTAGAGATTCCTACCATCGCACAAGGATTTCCTGATGGTCAAAGTCCATATGAAGTTGACCCTGAAGACGTTGAACATTTAGTTTTGGTCAAAGACAATGATAAGTGGATTGAAACGATTGAGGATTTGGTTGTAAACAAAGAAAAACGACAAAAAATGGGCATCGAAGCAAAGAAATACGTCGAAGATAAATACGGAATAGACAATAATGCTCACCGATGGGTAGGGGCTTATAAAACACTATGCAAAGAGGAATAGTTATTACAACCTCATCGCAAACCAAGAGTTGGCTTCCAGAATGCCTCCAATCGGTCAAAAATAGCCCGTACACGATAGTTATTCAAGATAATGGAGCATCGGGAGGATTTGAGCTTGCAGGCATTCAGAAAGGCAAAGAACTCTTTGATGAGTTTATTCACCTCATGGATACTACAGTAGTAAAGGACATTAGTTTGTTTGATAAATTATTTGAAATGGAAGGTCATGTGTTTCTAACTAATGGTGGTTATCACTTTATGGGGAAATTTGTATCAGATGATTTACCAGACATCCCAGAGGTGAGGTTTAAGGAGGAAGCTATCGCACTTGAACTCCACTGGTTGAAAGGTAAAAAGAAATCGTATTTTCTTCCTGACCTTCCTGTTCATACAGAGGTATTCGAAGAAAAGCACGGGCGTAAAAATATGGTTTTATCTAACGCCTTTATTACCAAGTGGAAGGCAACATGGTCAATTTAACAGATAAATAAAAATTATGATTACATACAACGGAATTGAACTCGGCCCACTATTAGAAGAAGACAAAGCACTTTTAAAGGCTATTATTTTGATGACTGCGCCTAAAAACGTAGTAGAGTTTGGCTTCTTACGAGGAGAATCAGCACGAACGATGCTATCAGTCATGGGAGAAGATGCAAAACTCACCTCATACGACTTAGATGCACCTAATACAATGACCAATGAGTCACGATTAACGCTTATTCACGCATCACAGGAAAACTTTGAACCTATGGAGAATGTTGACTTCGTATTTCTTGACGCTTCGCATGACTTTGAACTTAATAAGAAGACGTTTGAAAAGATACAATCATCACTTACTCCTAACGCGATTATCGCTGTCCATGACACAGGGAAATGGTTTGCTAACGTATTTGAGTTTCATATCGGCTACGAACACGAAGGAGGATGGCTTCATTGCCCCGATGAACGAAAGTTTGTCAACTGGGTGAAAGAAGCGTATCCTAATTATCAGCAGATTCACTTCAATACCCAAGACAAAATAAGCCACGGCATTACATTATTACAAAACTATTATCCTCTTACATTCTAATGAAAACACTCACCATCAATAATCCAAAAATCGTTACCTACCTTCAAGACAAAGACACCTTGGTTAAGCAGGGACGGAAAATCTCTGAAAAGATCGAAAAGATCGAAGCTAAAATCGCAAAAAATGATGCTAGGCAACGTGAAATCACTACTAAAGTAGAACCAACTGAACTTATCAAAGCAGGGAAAGCACTCCAGGAGGATATTAATCAAAAACTAACTGATTTGGATTTTATCGGAGACCAGATTATGCAAGCTAAACTTGCCGCTATTCCTGAAGAAGTGAAGAAAGAATATTTTATCCTCAAAAAAGAAAAGGAAGAACTTGAAGAAGACCGCAATAAGATTGCCTTAAAAGTACAGAAGATTAAAGACCGTGTTGTTCCCATTATTAAAAAAGAAGTCAAACCACTCCTTGGAGAATATGAGGACATTGAAACTGCACAGGTTGCTCGTGGACAGGTTAAAATTGAAGTGTTTTCCTACCTTGAACAGTGGAAAGCAGCATTTGCCAAGAAAAAATAGAGTCCTTGGTTGGGGGCAGGCGAGACACTTTAAGTCTCTGCAACTACCTGCTTCCTACTAAAGATTGTATTTGACAAATATGTTGTTATACTAAATGTAGTTGCAAAATCTTAAATGGATTTTTCTAATACAACAACAAAGGACGGACTCATTCAAATATGTGAACAAAATCTCTTTGGCGATGCTCCTTTTGGGACGATTTCTGATAATCCAGATCGACTCCAAATCTTCACAAACTTCATTAACGATGCTCGTAGTCGTTATGCAACGATTGCTTTAACCGCTGATAACTCATGGCAAGTAGACGATAGTACGAATAGTGACTTTCCGATTGCTACTACTGACATGGTCGCAAAC